CATCTTGAATCTTCCATTTGCACAGCACATTCTAACCAATCTTCATCAGCTATAGCAGCGCAAAATTTCTTAAATCCAGATAAACGAGGACGACCCATATTAAACATCATGTTCGCACATATTTTTTGAACTTCTTGTGGCAAATCATCAAAGTTATTAAATAATTTTTTGCACTCTGATATTGTTACTTCAACATCCATTTTAAAGCAGTTATTAACTCTTTCTTCTGATACTGTTGTACCTACTGGCTTTCCATATTCTTCATCCCATTCAGTAACTAAATGTCCTATACCAAATGTAGGTAATCCTAAATGATCAAGGTATATTTCATATTTACAACCTTCATCTTCTTTTAATTCTTCTCTTAATTCATTTATGTTCATGGTGTTTGCCTTGCTGCTATTGCTTGATTTATAGGACTTAGACCTAATAATTGTCCTGTGCCTGGTGAACTTACGTTAATTGCTCCCAATCCTGTATTAGCTGCGGGTGGAGTTACGTTTATTCCTGTACCTGCTGGCGTTTGATTCTGAACATTTGTTCGGACTTGATTAGCCGTATTTTTAATTGCAGAAGTAACCCCGTAGTTATCTGCAAGAGCTTCTATTTGATCCGCTCCTTCATTTACGCCTTCTTGAAACATTTGACCAGGAGCTTGTGACATAAAGTTTCTTATAACTTGTCCTAGTGTCATAGCCCTTTCTGCGTCTGTCTTTGCAATTCTTACACCATTTTTATATTGTTTTACTATCTGACTATAATAAGGAGCTGATGTTAAGAACCTGCCCAACACAGTAAACTTTGCTAATTTGCCTAAATTTTGTAGAGGACTAGCGGCTATATTAGCAGCTACAAGATCACCACCTTCAGCAGTTCTTGCGTTAAACTTTAATATCTTAGCAAACTCTGTCATGTTCTTGCCCATTGCAGGTCCATATAGTTCATTTAATTTACCACCCCTTGAGGCTTCTAACATACGATCAGCAAACTTACCCAATTTTTTACTATCTGTCATAACAGTTTCACCAAAGTCTTTAATAAGACTGTTCATAAAATAACCTTGAATTTTCTTTATTGATTCTTCATCGTTTTGTGTTCTGAAATATTTAAGTATATCATTTATGTCTGTGGCTTTTGTAGAATTATTTGCTATTAGTTCACCAGCTTCAGTGGCGTTAAGATTTCCATTGGCTAATTTGTTTCTAACGCTACTGGCTTGTAGATTATGTAAATTAAGTTGTGCCTTTTTAACACTATCTAACAATCCTTTTAATGTATCACTACCGCCTTGATCTACAATATTTTTAATAACAGTGTCATCCATTTTATTTAAGGAAGTTAATCTTATTTGATTAGCTAAAGCCTTAATACCATTATATTTATCCGCTCCACCAAATAAAACATCTCCGCTTGTTCCCAAACTATCAATAGCATCAGCAAATGCTTTACCGCTAAAATCTTTAGGACTCATAGAATCTATACCTGATTTAGCTAAAGCATCTTTAACAAAATTGTTCGATAATTCTTCTCTAAATCTAAGAACATCGTTAGGTTTACCAAATTTTTCTAATACTTTTATAGCCCCTTGTAAAAACTGCGGTCTATTTGGTTTAATTAAATCTCTAAATATTTGAGGGTCAACAGCTAAACGTCTTGCATCCCTATCACCTGTTTTTACAAAGTCTTCTAAATTTTTTAATACTGTATTACCTTGCAATTGTTCGAGTATATCTTTACCTTCTTTAAAATCAGCTCTTGCTTTTTTTAATTGTTCTCCAGCTTTAGTAAGCATTGCTGCTTCATCAGTAGTTAATTTTGCACCTTGAGCAGTAATTTCTAAATTTTCACGGCTCATAATATTATCTATGTCGTCTAGAATTGGTTTTAAAACTCTACCTACAGTTGCATCACCAGACATAATTAAATCATTTGTAGATTTTCTGGCGTTATACAATTGATTAAAAGATGCTTTATTACCTCTTTGCTTTATTAATGATCTTAATAAACTTAACTGTCCTTTAGCGTCCTCAAAAGACTTGCCAGTTGCTCCTTTTAAACTATCTAATGCTGTTAAAACTTTTGGCTGCAAATCTTTTACATTAATAAAGTTTTTTGAACCCAGTTGTTCTCCCATAAGATCATCAACAGCTTTAAATGTTCTTGTCATGTTTCTGTTAAATTTTTCTTGTGCATTTGTAAAAAGTTCAAATATTTCATTATCTATGTCAGGATTTCTAGTCATACCAGGACTTGCAAACGCATTAGCTGTATCTTCAAATTGTTTTAACACAGCTTTTCTTGCTTCAGCTTCTGCTTTAAGCAAAGCAGCATTATCTTCTTTTAAACCTCGTAATAAAGCCTCACCAGCTTCGTCTGCTGTGCTAGACCCGCTTATTTGAGTAAACTCATTTATTTTTTTAGACATAACTTCATTGTTTTGTTTTAAACGTTCAGATGTCTTAAATATTTTTTCTCCAATGCCTTGCGCTCTTGCAATAACTGATGGCGCTCTGATGGCTGATAGCGTAGGCAATATGCCCATATCAATTGACTTAGCTGCTGTTTCAAGTTTCTCAGACGTTAATTCTTTACCAGCTTGCAATGATTTTTTACCAACACCAAATGCCTTACCAAGTAATCCGAACAATCCATCTCCAACAAAGCCTATGGCTGCTTCAGTAGCTATGTCTTTAGCTATATCTCCCGCTGATTGTTTTGACACACCAGCTCCAGCTTCAACAATTTCTTCTACTCCTTGACCTGTTCCAGCTCCTATTCCAGCACCTATAGCTGCTCCAAGAACAGGAATAGGTATAGCGACTTGCCCTGCTATAGCTCCACCAACTGCACCTATAAGCTCTGGTGCTATACCTGCAAGATCAGCTAAATCATAACGACTAAATCCATCTTCATCTATGAGTATATTTTTATCTGTTTCTTGTCCAAACTTAGCTGCACCTTCAGGTGTAAGAGCCAATCTACCACGCTTGTCACGCACATATTCATCTTCGCCTATATCAAATTTAGCTAGTATAGCTGCTTCTTCATCTCTATTTTCGGCTGCTGACAAGGCAGATCGCAAAGAAGCACTCTTAATTCCTGTGTTAGTATCGAACAATTGTTCTAACTTATCTTCTCCAGAAGGATCTCCACTAACATCTCTTCCAGCTCCTCTATCTCTTAATATGTTGGCTATTTTTATTCTTTCTTCAACATTAGGCTCATCACCTTCAATAAGTATGTTGATAGTTCCTTCAGGCGTGTTTAATTGTACTTTACCCATAATTTATTTCTTTCTTAAATCAATTGTAAATACACCATCTTTAATACTAGAAGAATATAAATCATCTGTTCCCGTTGATATAGCTTTGTTGATAATGGACATAGTTTTATTATATTCACCATCATTTCTATAATTTTCTCGTCTTCCAAATGAATTAAACTGGCTTTCTATCGCTCTTTGTGGAGCATCAAATATGGTCTCAAGTTCTTTTAATCTACTAATATTTGCGGCTATTGGTTGTCCAACTTTAATTTCACCAATCAATTCTTTTAATCGTATAATATCACCTTCAGAAACACCATTACCTGTTTCTTTTGTTAAAAACTTTTTATATTGAGAAATTAATCTTGCTTGAATTGCTTCTATTTTTTGTTGCGGGCTAGTGCCTTCTTTTATAATTTGTTCAATTCCTTGTGAATAATCAGTATCACCGATACCAAGTGGTTTAAGAACACTTACCGCCTTATCTTTTAACAACTCTAAAGCAGTTGGAGCATCTTTTTTGCCTAATTCAACTAATAAATCTTGTACTTTTCTAATACTTCCTTTTGCTTCTAATAAACCAACATATTGATTAGCATGTTTTTCTGCTTGTTGAACTGGTGCTAAGAATACTCTGTTTCTTGATCCAGTAACAAAAGCAGTATCTACTTTAAGAAAATTATTACCCTCTAATGTTTGTGTGGTTACTTTACCTTTTGCATCTATGGGCTTCATATCATATTCAAGTAACTTAATATCCATATTATTTTTGTGTTTCAGATATTCAAGTCGTCTCTTAGAATTTTCATCTCTAAATTCTTTTCCAAGAGCTGCTAAAGCTGCTCTTTTTTCTTTAGCTGTTGCTAAAGCAGCAACTTTATCAGCTTTAGTTTCTTGTAAAGCATACTTACCAGCAGCAACTTGACCCGCTCTAGCATCTGCTTTTGCTTTCTCAAATAACGGTAGAGCTTTTTGACCCGCTTCTCCTGCCGCTCCTATAATGTTAGATAAGTTGAAATCTTTACCTGCTCTGTTCTGCATCAAAGATAAACCTAAAGACATAAGTGCTAGTTTATTATCAGGCTCACCTGATACATCTATACCTGTTGCTTCTGCAAAATCTTTTTTATATTCTTCTAAAGTTTTTCTTGTTTTATCTTTTCCAGAATCTTTACCATAGATAGCATTAATATCATCCATAGCTTCTTTAAATAAAGTTTGTTGTGCTTGTACTTTTTTTTCTTCTGCACTTAATGGTATATCTTGTCCAGCAAATTTTTCTGCATCATCTTCGGCAGCAAGTACATCATCTTTTGCTTTTTCTTCTGCTTCTTCATCTAATTTTTTTTGCGCAATCGCTGCTTCAGCCTCTGGGTCTAAAAATTCACCAGTTGGGTCAGGCTTCGGAGCCTCACCAGTGCCTTCTTCAAAAGTATCTACTCCAGCTTGTGTTTGTTTTTCTTTCTCTGCTGCCTCTCGAACAAGAGGTGAAAGTTGACCTTGTTGTCTACGATCTTGAGCAGAAAGCTGTCTTAATATATCTTGACCTTGTGTTTGCAATTTTGGATCTTTAAAAAACTCTTCATCAGACCTTTCTCCAAAAAGATATTGTCCAAGATTTTGTTCTATTGGAGAAGAAAATTTAGCACCACCTGGATCAAATGCTGCTAATCCTTTTTTTACATCTTGCCCTAATCCAAAAAGACTTGGAAGCGCAATGTCAGTTAATGTTTGTAATCCTTTTGTAAATCTTGTTTGTCTGTCTGAAGGTTTTAATTTATCTTTATCAATGCCCAAAGTTTCTGTTAAAAAATTTTCATAAGCATCTTGTGACTCTTTAGCGCCAGTAGAACCAGGAACTCCTTTAGGAAACAAATCTCCTAAGTTAACTCTTTTTCCACCAACATTTAATGCTTTTAACAACTCAGGTGAAAGTTGAGGAGATCCTAAACCTTTTCTATAATTGTTTATGGCAGTATTTATATCAACCATGCCTAACCCTTATGAGCTTTTTTGACCGCCACCAAAAGGTGCAATCTGTGACAATGTTGTATAAGCACCTATACCTTGTAAAAATGGATTGGCAGAAGGTGTTGTTGCTTGTGTAAACGTAGATGGAATACTTGCACTTGGCATTCCTTGTAACAAATTCTGACCTATTTGCAATCTTGTAAAAGGTTCTTGAGCTGCTTGCATTGCATTTTGTCTTTGCGCATCTAATTGAGCTTGTTGTTGCGCTTGTCTCATTGCGCCTAACTGACTTAACTGTGATACATCTGCTTGACCTAATGCCTGTTGCAAACGCCCTATATCTGATGTTGTGCCAGCTAAAGTTCCAAATGCTTGCCCAAGACCGCCAGCTAGTCTTCCTGACTCTAGTTGAGCTTTTAAACCCGCTCCAGCAGCGTCTTGTGATGCCTTTAATGCTTGACCATAACCAGAAGATAACAATCTTGCTAATGTATCTGCTTTTGTGTTTTGTAAATTACGTTCTGTTTCTGCTCTTTGAACACCTTGTCTTGATCCACCAAAAGCACCTGCTTGTATAGCTTGAGCATCTGCACCAGCTCTTCTCATATCAGCTTGTCTATCAAGCTGTTCCATTGTTCGATCAATGACTTGTTGTTGAAATGGGTCTTGAAACTTTGATATATCTCCAGTTATTTGAGAGACTAAAGGATCAGTGAATTTAGATGCTTGACCTGGCTGTAACATTCCCAGACCACCTGTCAAAGCCTGTTGAGCAGCTAAACCTTGTTGTGAAGCTCCTTCAATAAAAGGCTTGTAAGCTCCAGCCATTCCTTCGCCTAAATCTATTGCGTCTTCACGAAGTGGATCCATACCAGCTATTTGATAATCTGGTAAACCTAAAGGAGAATCAAGTAATCCTTTAGTTTTTTGTGTGTCACCATCAAACTCACCAAAGCCTGTTTGCAATAATCTTTTTTGCAAACCCTCAAGAAAAGGAGGTAATCGTTGTATATTTTCATAGGTTTGAGTTGCCATTATGCTCTAGCCTCCAATTTATCCATCATATTATAGGCTCTTTGGATACCTTTTCTTTGATTACCATCACCTAAACCTTTTACTGCATCTTTTGTTAATACAAATTCACCTGCCATAAGCATAGCAGGAACATCATCTTTACGTCCAGAACCTTCGCTTGGATCTATACCACCGTTTCTACGAGGAAAACCCATAGGTCCTCCCATATTAGCATATGTTATGCCACCCAATCTTCCGCCAGGTCCTCCATATCCAAAAGGTCTTCTCTCAAATTCTGATCTCATATCGTCTTCATCTTCACCGCCAGCTAATAATTGCATAAGCAATCCAGCAGTTAATCCTTGTCCTAAACCTGATCCTAAAAATTTACCTGTAAGACTGTCATCACCTATACCCAACATATTTAAAAAACTACCAGAGTTACCACCACCTGTGGCTACTTTTTTAATGCCTTCGGAAGCTACATCAGTTCCTACTTTTGAAACAGCATCAACACCCATTTTTTTAGCTATTTCTGGATTTCCAGCAAAAACTTTTGATGCTCCTGATGTTCCAGCTTTTGAAGCACCAATTTGCGTTGCGGTTGATCCAGCTTCTGCACCAGTTCCACCACCAAACATTGCACCTAATCCACCTGATAACAAACCAGCCATGAGAGCATCTTTGTTTTTACTACCACCAAGT